GTAAGTTTTAAGTTGCCCTCAAGCTGCCGTTTACCCCTGGACCTAGATATGATCAATCAGATGTAAAAGCTCTTTCAATCCATCACCTTCCCCTTCGTGCACATACGCCATGATGTTAGGACGCTGAGTTGCTGCTTTAGCGACCTCTTTCCACCCCTCATCACCCGTCGGCGCTGTGAACATCGCCTTCGCTCTTGAAACATCTTCCATTCTATTACTAATATACCTGATAGAAGAACTTTGAGTTTGAACAGCTTTGATTTCATCCTCCTCTGTTCCTCCGAATTCCGCTATCATTCTCTTTACTGTGGAAAGAGGAATAATCTTGACTTTTTTATCGCTTGCTCTAATCTCTTTTACAATATCTGATTGATGTAGAATGTCTTCCCTCCCTAACCCACCCCGCTTAAGCAATGATTTATCTACAGTAAATAAGTTGCTCATTCCTTTAGAAAACACCTGAACTTCAACTCCGATCTTCTTCTTCACAAAGTCTGCAATCTCCTGCGTTGCTAATCCTCCAATCCGTCTATCGCCCCCTCCAGCCTTCGCCTCCTCTCCCTCAGTTTTTGAATTTCCGCTGCAGCCGCCTATCCTATCCAATGATTCCCCGCCACATTCACCACTCTTTGCAACGAGTCCTCCTCGGCCTTGAAGACCTCCTGAAGTGATTCCACCAGGTGATACCTCACTGGAACCAACATTGCGTGTTGCATCATCATTAGCGACACGATCTGCTCCGGTCTTAGATTTACCCACTCCCTTTCCATCCGAGGCTGCACCCTGTCCTCCACGTCCTCCAGATCTCGAATCCACTCTTCCCACTCCTCCCCCTCCAATCCCGGTCCTTGCTCCTGCACTTCCATCTCCTCCTCCTGTTGATGTTGCACAATTTGCTCCTCGGCTTCCTGCGCCACGTTGACAATCGGCTGGTCCGCCTCCCTCAGATTTCTGGCTCTCCACTCTTCGATCATCATGTATTTTGTTCTCTTCCTTTTCACTCTTGTTCTTCTTCTCCCCATCCTCTTTTAGTTTAGATTTGGCTTCTGTCGAGCCTTTCTCCCGCAAAAGCGGAGTTATCGAGCGTTGCTCGAGCTCGCGCTTTGCTTTTTCGATTAGATCGCCAGGTGCAAGGAGTAATGCCGAAGACATGAGACAACTTATTTAAC